GACGATAACGATGATTCGTGGAGCCCCATGGATGTAATTTCGGGTGTGTAGCAATGAAACAATGTTCCGTTTGCCGAGAGACCAAGCCGCTTTTTGCTTTCCATAAGCAAAAAAGTGGCCCCGGTGGCTACCGAAGCGCCTGCAAGGACTGCCGAAAGGGCGACCATGTTGGCCGGTACGAGGCAAACAAAGAGGAATGGAACAAACGCGCAGTGGCTTGGCGCGAAGCGAACCCAGACAAAGCCAAACTGATCGACAAAAAGTTCCGCGAGGAAAACCGCGAGCAGCGAAACGCATATAAACGCGAATGGGTGCGGGCCAATAAGGGCCGCGTCAACGCTTACAACGTCAAACGGCACGCAGCCAAGCTGCAAAGGACACCTGCATGGTTGTCTGATTTCGACAAACTGAAAATCGAGTGCCTGTATCAGCTGGCGGCGATGCGAAACCGCGAAAGTGACCGTGTTTGGCATGTAGACCATATAATTCCGCTACAGGGCGAAAAAGTCAGCGGCCTCCATGTTCCGAGTAATCTGCGTGTCATCCCTGCCGTTGAGAACAACCGCAAATACAATCGTTACGAGGTAGCATGATGGATCAAAACGAATTCGACCAGCCGACAGAGAGTGATAAAGAACTGACGGACTTCGTCGTCAGCCACTGTGATCGTTGGCGGGATTGGAGGGACACGAATTACCTCGATAAATATTTGGAATACGAAAGAATTTTTAGGGGTGAGTGGGCCTCTGAAGATAAGACCCGTGAGTCAGAGCGCAGCAGGATTGTCACGCCAGCAACACAACAAGCTGTCGAAACAAGGCATGCTGAAATTCTTGAGGCCGTGTTCGGACAAGGCGACTTTTTCGACATAGAGGACGACCTGAAAGACATCAACGGCGACCCGTTGGACGTTGAGGTGCTCAAAGCGCAGCTCATGGAGGACTTCAAGCAGGACAAGATCAGAAAATCGATCGATCAGATCGAGCTGATGGCTGAAATCTACGGCACCGGCATCGGCGAGATCATCGTCAAGACGGAAAAGATATTTGAACCGGCAACTCAGCCGATTCCGGGGCAGCCCGGCCAAGCGGCCATCGGTGTGGTGGAGAAAAGCCGCATTGCCGTCAAGATCAACCCCGTCAACCCTAAGAATTTCTTGTTTGACCCCAACGGCACCAGCATCGACGACTGCATGGGCGTGGCGGTCGAGAAGTATGTGGGCATCCACAAGGTCGTCGAGGGCATCGAAAAGGGCATCTACCGCAAGGTGAACATCCAGCCTGCCGCCGAGGACACCGATCTGGAGCCAACGCAAGAACTCAGCCAGTACCGCGACGAAAAAGTGCGTCTGCTGACGTATTACGGCCTGGTGCCACGCGAGTATCTGGAGCAGCTCGAGAACGAGGACGGCGAAGTGGCCGACCTGTTCCCCGAGGACAGCGCGGCCGACGACTACTCTGACATGGTGGAAGCCATTGTCGTGATCGCCAACGAGGGCCAGCTGCTCAAGGCCGAGGCGAACCCCTACATGATGAAGGACCGCCCGATCCTGAGCTACCAGGACGACACGGTGCCCAACCGCCTGCTCGGCCGTGGCACGGTGGAGAAGTCCTACAACATGCAAAAGGCGATTGACGCCCAGGTGCGCAGCCACTTGGACTCGCTGGCGCTGACAACATCGCCCATGATGGGCATGGACGCCACCCGCCTGCCGCGTGGGGCTAAGTTCGAGGTCAAGCCCGGCAAGGCGTTCATGGTCAACGGCAACCCAGCCGAGATTCTGTACCCGTTCAAGTTCGGCGAGACCAGTCTGAACAACCTGAACACGGCCAAAGAGTTCGAGCGCATGCTGCTGCAAGCCACTGGCACGCTGGACGGCCAAGGCATGGTCAGCCAAGCCACACGCGACGGCGCGGGCATGAGCATGGCCGTGGCCACGATCATCAAGAAGTACAAGCGCACGCTGGTCAACTTCCAAGAGGACTTCCTGATCCCCTTCATCCAGAAGGCCGCGTTCCGCTACATGCAGTTCGACCCCGAGCGCTATCCGAGCGTGGACATGAAGTTCCTGCCAACGGCCACGCTGGGCATCATCGCCCGCGAGTACGAGCAGCAGCAGTTCATCGGTCTGTTGCAGACTCTGGGGCCAAACACCCCAGTGCTGCCGCTGATCTTGAAGGGCATCATGAACAACTCCAGCTTGAGCAACCGCTACGAGCTGATGGCGGCTTTGGACCAGATGAGCCAGCCAGACCCACAGGCCAAGCAGATGCAAGAAGTGCAGCAGCAGCTGGCCTTGCAGGCGGCGCAGGCCCAGATCGCGGTCAACACGACTCAGGCCGAGCAGAACCGGGCAGAGGCGCAAAAGCTGATGACCGAGGCGCAGCTCATGCCGCAAGAGGTCCAGGCCAAGGTCATCGCTTCGACGACCAAGAACCTGCCCGCTGGCAACGAGAGCAACGAGTTCGACAAGCGTGTCAAGATCGCCGAACTCATGCTCAAAGAAGCGGACATCAAGAACAAAAACAAGATCGTCGAGCTGCAAATGGCGGATAAACTTGAGGCCCAGTCTAAAGTCAAGCAAGACTTCCTGATCAAACTGACTGATGGGCTCAAGCAAAATGGCTAATATCAAAGACCTGATCCAAAGCATCGAGTCCGGCGACTCGTCGTTTGACGAGAAGCTGGCCGCCATCAACGAGATGGAGGAGACCCTTGTCGCCATGCGGGCGCAGGAGCAAAGCGCCATCGACGACAACGTGGCGATGATTGTCGAGGCGATTGCGGTGATGCAGCGCAAGGTCGAGGCCCAGCTTGAGGTGGCCAAGGCCATCGTGCCTGAGATCGGGCCCAGAGGACCAAAGGGTGAGCCGGGCGATCGTGGGCTGGACGGGGCCAACGGCCGTGACGGCCGCGATGGCGCGGACGGGCGCAACGGTGTGGACGGTCAAGACGGCGTGTCGGTGACAGACGCGAAGATCGACTTCGACGGCTCGCTGGTGATCACTCTGTCCACGGGCCGTGAGATCAACGTGGGCGAGGTGGTGGCACCTGACCTGGCTGAGAAGATCAAGCTGGTGACGTCCGGTGGCGGCACTAGCCAGCAGGTGCTGGACACATTGGCCAGCCTTCAGACTCAGATCGACACCCTGATCCCTAGCCAGACAGGCAATGCAGGCAAGTACCTGACAACTGACGGCACGAGCACATCGTGGGCTACGGTAGCTGGCGGTTCGTTAACGATTAAAGACGAAGGAACCACACTTACTAGCGCAGCGACAAGTATTGATTTCACAGGCGCTGGCGTCACAGCAACAAACTCAGGCGGGGCAGTCACTATTGACATTCCCGGCGGCGGTGGCGGTGGTGGAACCAGCCCCAAAGCACTTTTAGATACTTGGATGATTGGAGCAATGTAAATGGCACAGAACACTTCACCTATTTTTCCGTTAGTCCCCGAAGTATTGTGGGTAAGCGGCACAGGCGCAACAGCGGGGACTCCCGGTTTAACAGCCAACACAACCACAGACCTTACTGCTGGCACAATTTACGGCCCGATCTTCACGGCTGATGCCACTGATGGCTCACGCTTGGATTTCATCAAAGTCAGGGCGCTTGGCACTAACGTGGCAACTGTTGTTCGCCTCTGGATCAACAACGGCGCTGCAACGACAACGGCTGCAAACAACACACTGTACTTAGAGCGAACACTGTCGTTAACTACCGTGTCGCAAACAGCAGAACTGCCCGACATCATCTTGCCGTTGAACATCAGCTTACCTGCTGGCTATCGTGTGTACGCTACGTTTGGTACGGCTGTAGCGGCAGGTTTCCACTTGACTGCTGTTGGTGGGGATTATTAATGTTTACGGGGTTTGCATCCGAGAACACACCTGCTATTCAGGTGTGGGATTTCTTTAGAACATTTGCAAGTACAAGTGCTGTTCGTTCAGTATCCTTGCCAGACGACTGCGCTCCTATTCAAGTATTTCGTACTGGAGCAACAGCAAGCAGTAACATTCGTGTTTATTTGCCAACAGCACCTATTGAAGGCAAACAAATAACCATTGTTAATCAGCAATATGGCTCTTTTGCGCAAAGAATTGAAATTTATTCATCTGATAGAAGCGATGGAGGTACAGTTCAGCCTTTGTTTTCAATGGGTGCAGCAGATTCAATAATTCTTGTTTATTCAAAACAAAACATTACTTTGGGATTAAACGGTTTTGCGGGAACTGGCTGGATTTCATTAAATAAAAGCTCTCTCGCCGCTAGTAACGCTTTTGCCGCAATAGTGGGAGGTGATAGCCATTCTGCTGGTGGACAATATTCCTTTATTGGTGGTGGAACAGGTCATTCAGCAGGTAGCTCATACTCGGCTATTATAGGCGGTCAAAGCAACACAGCAAGCGGTAGTAGTGCCGCTGTTGTTAGTGGCTCAAACAACACGGCAACCGGTAATAGCGCTGCTGTTATTGGTGGGACGAGTAACGGGGCAGATGGCTCAAACAGTGTAATTGCTGGTGGAGCAAACGGCACAGCAAGATCAATCTTTGGAAACTTTGTCACACCTGCAAGTATTAACCCTATTAGCCCATCATCTGGTAGAACACAAACAGCGACCCTTTTACTGGGGCGCCCAACCACAGATGCAACTGCAACAGTTTTAACAAGCAACACCTCTGCCGCAGGTACAACCAACCAAGTAATCCTTCCAAACAACAGCGCCTACACATTTCAAGGCACTTGCATCGCCAACGTCACAGGTGGTGGCACTACTTCCGGTTGGAAGTTTGAAGGTGTAATCAAGCGAGGTGCTAACGCTGCATCCACTACGTTGGTTGCCGCTGTGACGCCAACCGTGATTGCCCAAGATGTAGGTGCTGTTACTTGGGTCTTGGCTATCACGGCAGACACAACCAACGGCGGCATCAAAGTGGAAGTTACTGGCGCAGCAGCTACGACAATCCGCTGGGTATGCAAAATCGAAACAACTGAGGTGACCTTCTAATGGCTTTGAAAATCTCTATCCCAACAAGCAACGTAGGCGTTCCATTCACGGACGCTTATGCCCGTATCACCAACATCTTTGGCAACAAGGATCAGGTGCAATACCAAGTCAGCGTTAGCGCTAACGAAAACGCCAGAGCAGCCAACGCACAGGAAGTTGCTCAACACGCCTTTTACTGCGCTACCCCACAAGGCAACCTGATGGATGGCTTATACGCCGACCTGAAGTTGCAGCCGGGGTTTGAGGACGCTGTAGACTGCTGAACCTTTCTTTTTACTGTACGTAATACGCCATGACCACAATAAACGCAACAGAGGCCCGGCTGTCAACGCACGAAGAAGTTTGCGCGATCCGGTACGAGCAGATCAACGCCAGGCTCAAGCGCATTGAGGGCATCATGATGAAGACAGCAGGTGTCATGCTGCTGTCAATGGCGGGGACTATCTTTTCGGCTGTGTGGATACTAAAATGAAAGACTTCGCCGAGGCTCTGGTCGCGGCGATTTTCATTGTCGGTATTGTCATTTGGACAGCCAAAATAATAATTGAGGTTTTATGGACCCGCTAACCGCATTAGCAGCAGTCAGTGCTGCGGTTAATTTGGTGAAGAAGGCTGTCAAGACCGTCGATGACGTGCGCAGCCTTGGACCAGTGCTGGGCAAATACTTTGATGCCAAGGCCGATGCGGTCAAGGTGCTGGAAGATGTCAACAAGGGCGGCTTCAGCGGGTCTAACATGGGCAAGGCCGTGGAGCTGGAGCTTGCTATCGAGAGCGCTCGCCAGTTCGAGGAGCAGGTCAAGGGCTTGTTTTTCCCCAACAACATGGATGTGTGGGAGAAGATCGTCAACCGCCGCAAGCAAATGGACGAGGATGACAAAGCCCAACGCCGCCGGGCAGCAGACGCTGCCAAACAAGCACGCAAGAAGCGCAAGGAAAACCTGGAGTTGTGGACGGCCATCACGTTGGCCGTTGTCACTTTTGTTGCCCTCATGTGGGTCGGCATTGAGGTTGTCTACTACTGCCGGGAGGTCAAATGTGGAAGTTAGTTTTTTTGTTGTTTTTGGTAGGCTGCAATGACCAATATCGCTACTTCTGCCAAAACCCCGACAACTTCCAAAAAGAACAGTGCCAAAAGCCTGTTTGCGAGTTTAAACAAACTTGCCCCGAGTATTTGGTGGCCCCTGTCTTGGAGAAAAAAATTGAATTCGTCCAACCAACACCTGTCCGCTGAACAGATTGAGGTCCGTATCTGGGCCTTTGTCGTTGTGTCGGTGACGCTCATCCTGTCGTTTATTGTGGTGGCGCTGCTGTACTCGGTGACGTTCGTGACCCAGCCCATCAAGGCAATGGCTCCCATTGACCAGGCTTACACCAAAATGCTCAACGACATCGTGCTGTTGATCGTTGGCGGCATTGGGGGCATCATGGGCAAACGCGCTGTGAGCGCTGCCGTACAGACTATTTATCCAAAAGAGGAACCAGATGACCCCGGAACTCCAAAAGTACTATGAAGCCAGGTTTGACCTGTTCTCGCAGCAGGGCTGGCTCGACTTGATGGAAGATGTTGACACCATGTTGGACGCAATGAACAATGTCTCTACCATTGCGGATGAAAAAAGTCTACAATTTCGCAAAGGCGAGATTTCTATCCTGATTTGGCTGAAAACCCTGAAAGGGGTCAGCGAACGAGCATATGAGGATTTGAATGAGAAGAATGTTTGAATTTGCCTGCGAATGCGGGCAGCGCACGGAGGCTTTGGTGGTTTATGAGACCACTGAAGTGCCGTGTGGATGCGGCGGTACAGCCAGTCGCATCATAAGCGCCCCGGCGTTTAACTTGGAAGGGTGGTCAGGCCATTTCCCCACTGCGCACGCGCAGTTTGGCCGCCGCCACACGGAAAAGTTAGCCGCCGAGCGCAAAGCCAACTCATAAGCCACTGGCCGAGTTGAATCTCCTACAACCATTTTGGCAGGAACATAAATATGTTGATTGACAATGAATCTGAGCCGCTAGGCGAACTTGAAGCTGAAGAAGCTAAGACAACGCAAGAACTTCCTGAGAAATACAGGGCCAAAAGTTTGGAAGAAGTTGTACGGATGCACCAAGAGGCTGAAAAGCTGATTGGCAAGCAGGCCCAAGAGGTCGGCGAGGTCCGTAAATTGGCTGACGAGTTGCTCAAGCAGAACCTCAGTTCTAAGCAGCAGCATATTCAGGAGGAAGAACCTGAAGTTGACTTTTTTGAGAACCCTCAAAAAGCAGTTCAAGCGACGATTGATAAGCACCCCGATGTCCTCGCAGCCCGGCAAGCCGGTCTTGAGTTCAAACGGATGCAGATTCAGCAAAAGCTGAACGCAGAGCACCCTGACTACTCCCAAGTGGTCAATGATGCTGAGTTCCAAAGCTGGGTGAAATCCTCACCCGTGCGTGTGGGCCTCTATGCGAAAGCTGATGGTGAGTTTGATTACGATTCGGCCAATGAACTGTTGTCCACCTTCAAGCAGCTTCGTGGCGTTAAGGCCAAGCAGTCCGAGCAGGCATCCGATGCTACACGGGCCAAGAGCATGAAAGCCGCGCAAGTTGATGTTGGTGGCTCTGGCGAGAGTTCAAAACGAGTCTATCGACGGGCCGACCTTATTCGGCTGAAAATGACAGACCCAGCGAGATACGAAACACTGAGTGATGAAATCATGCAGGCGT